TTTGCATCTTTTGTGAAAACTACTTGATGCACAGTCAAGACAGCCCTTATCGACATAACCGAATTCCGTTCACACCTGTCTGGGGATTCCGAAGAGGCCGTGACAATGCACCCTACGGTATAGTTAGGAATGCAAGAGATCCACAGTCTGATTTAAACAAGCGTGCATCAAAAGCGCTGTTCATTCTTTCAACCAACCAGATCATTGCAGACAAAGATGTTACTGATGACTGGGATGATCTGCTTGACGAGGCTGCACGGCCTGATGGCGTTATTCTCTTAAAGCCTGGGTCTGCACAAAAGCGTTTTGAGATGAATGTTGACAGGGCGCTTGCTGAAGAACACCTGATGTTGATGGATAAGGATGCGGATTACATTACTCGCATCTCTGGCGTAACTGATGAGAACTTAGGGCAGGCGAGCAATGCTGTATCTGGCAAGGCCATACTTGCAAAGCAAAATGAAGGCTCCGTTGTCACTTTTACGTTATTCGATAACTTGCGCTTTGCTATGCAGTTGCAGGGCGAGATTCAATTGTCTCTTTGTGAACAGTTCTACGATATGCCCAAGAGTGTGCGGGTTATCGGCGACAACTTTAAACATGAATTCACAACACTCAATGAGCCTGAGTTTGATCCGCTTTCCGGTGAGTACGTCATTAAAAATGATATCACCGCTCATCAGGCCGACTTTATCGTGGATACGCAGGACTTCCGACAGTCTGTGCGTCAGGCAATGTTTGATTCCATGATGCAGTTGCTTGAAGACATGCCGGGAGAGATGGCAATTCAGTTGCTCGACATGGTTGTAGAAATGAGCGACGTACCCAACAAGGAAAACATTGTTCAGCGTATTCGCTCTCTTAACGGTCAGATTGACCCGGATCGAGACGAGACGCCAGAAGAGGTTCAGCAGCGCGAAGCAAGAGAAGCAGATGCAGAAGAAGAGAAGCAGTTACAGCGCGACCACGTTAAGACGCAGGTTGACGAGCGCAAAGCACGCACCGAAAAACTCAAGCTGGAAGCTGTGCAGCAAGCATCTGAAGCCGCCGCAACTATGGCTGCTATGCCTGATGTTGCCCCTATTACTGATTCCCTCTTGGAGTCATCCGGTTTTGAGGACCACAAGGACATTGGCGCGATCAATATCCCCAAGCCCCCGCCTGGGCCAAATGCACAAGAACAAGCGCAGGAATATCTCAACCCGTCACCGAAGCTCGATCCAAACAAAATGGAACAGGTATCCGCGCAAAAAGAAATAGCCAGCAATAATGCTGCTGCAAAAAAAGACGAACAGAAAAAGAAGAAAGCTAACGACAAGAAGTGAAACTTCCTAAAAATATCCTCATCGGGCCTTATCAGGTAACGATAGAAGAATGGACACAATCTCCCGATGATTTATGGGGAGAGTACTGCCACGAATCTAAGCGTATACGAGTTGAGGACTCTGGGAACTCAGTACTAAATGCAGACACTCTTCTGCATGAAATATTGCATTCCCTCTGGGAAACAAATCATCTAAGGGAAGGCGACGACGAAGAACGAATTGTCTCGGTGATGGCGTCGGCTCAAATTCAGCTCATAAAAGACAATCCCAAGCTGTTCAAATTAATCTGTTCAATGGTGGAAGATAGCTAAGATATGTTGCTTGATGAAAATTATTTGTCGTTTGCTACGCCTAGAGAACTTGAAGTTTATGAGGCTTATACAGCTCACGGTCAAAGCTCCGACAAAGCAGGAGAGGCCCTGGGTATAACAGGGCGAACCGTAAGAAAGTCGCTGGAACACATAAGAAGAAAGGCCGAAAGACACGGCTACTCGCCCGATCATGGCCTAACCAACCCGCAACTTAACCCTTTAGAGCGAGCAACCATTCAGTATGATGGCGATGGAAATGTTCAGCGTGTCTGGGCTAAATCAAAGTCTGAATCGGTTTGCGCGGTAGAAGAGTTTCGCAAGGCGATCAACGATCTTTGCGCTGATATCAAACCTTACAAGCGATCCGTAAAGAAACCAAAAATATGCAATAAGGAATTATGCAATCTCCATATTCTGACTGACTTTCATCTGGGCATGTACTCCTGGGGCGAAGAGTCGGGCCATGACTGGGACTTGGATATCGGCCAGAAAGTGTTGCTGGAATTATTTAGCCACACCATAGAGCGCGCAGAAAATGCAGAAGTAGGCATCCTGGGGTGTCTGGGGGATTTGCTGCACTGGGACGGCATGATGGCTGTAACACCAGCATCGAGAAACATATTGGAAGGCTCTGGTAGATATCCAATGCTGTGTAGAGTGGTGATGTATGCGATGCCTTTGATTATAGACATGATGCTGGCGAAGTATCCGAAAGTACACGTCATATTCTCTGACGCCAATCACGACCCCTCATCTCAAGCCATGCTGCGAGCGGTGTTTCATGTATGGTACGAAAAAGAACCTCGCGTGTATGTCGATAGTAGCCCTAGTACTTACAACGCTTACGAGTTTGGAAACACCAGCCTGTTCTTTCATCATGGCCATAGAACGAAGCCTGAAAAAATAGATAAGGTATTCGTGCATGACTTTAGGGAGATGTTTGGCCGGACCAAGTTTAGTTATGCGCATCTAGGGCATCAGCATCATTTCAAGTCGATAGAGAGTGAGTTGATGATGGTGGAACAGCACAGGACGCTTATTCCCAAGGACAGCCATTCAGCAGAGAGTGGCTATCGTTCCGGTCGTGACGCAGAAGTAATAACCTACCATTCCGAGTTCGGACAGGTGGGCAGAAGTAATTTAACACCAGAAATGTTAGGTCTGAAAAACACAAAGAGAGTGAGAAGATGACAACGAAAGACGACGCAACAGATGCTACAGATGATGTTCTTGACGACATCTTGACTGACGAAGAACGGGCCGCGCTGGAAGAGTCTGACGAAGGCGAAGAGGGTAAAGCCGAAGATCCTGAAGCGACCAAAGAAGATGAAGAGGGAGCAGGGGGAGTAGAGGGCGAAACAGAAGAGTCCACTGAATCCGCTGAAAAAGGTTCTGAAGAAGGCGAAGCCGCTGAAGAAGAAACTGCTGAAGAGGAAGAGGTTCCAGAAAAAGATACCTCTGAGAAGCAGGAAGAAGACGAAAAGGACGGTGGGCAGTTTGCTGCCGAATATGAAGTTGCGGCACCAGAAGACAGCGCGGGAAAACTAAAGGCGCTGAAAAAGCAATACGATGAAGGAGACATCGAGCTTGACGAATACCTGGATGCCCGCGACGAACTGAACAAGGCCGAAATAGAGGCTAAGATCAGAACCGATCTTACCGAGGCCAATAAGCAACACCGTTGGCAGGAAGATCAGCGCGCATTTTTTGAAGATAATCCTGAATTCACAGACAACCCTGTGATGCAAGGCGCTTTGCAAGGTGCTCTTGATTCCATATGGTCAGACAAGGCTCATGCGCACAAATCAGGCGCGGCCAAACTCAAGGTTGCGGCCAAAACTGTTCGGGAAAGTTTGGGGTTGAATAAGGCTTCAGAAGATTCTGCGACAAAAAGTGAAAAAACTGACGATAAAGCAGACAAGAATGCAAAACGAGAAGCCCTAAAGGGTCGCGGCAAGACGCCGGAAGTTAAAACCCTGGCCAATGTACCGGCAGCAGAAGATTCTGATCTGGGCGGCGATAGTAAATTCACCCATCTTGAGAAGCTGGAAGGCATCGAGCTGGAGCGGGCAATTTTGAAGATGCCCGAAGACGAGCAAGAGGCATATTTATTAGATGGGACTCTCTCTTGAGGTAAGGCCGGGGGATGTAATCGTCCTCAACGGCCAGTCGGATGATCCCTCTGATGTCGTGAAGGTTACGATGAAAGAGAAGAGTGGTCGTAGAGGTAGGCTTCTTATAGAGGCTGACCGAAAGATTGACATCAAATTGCAAAAACAGGTTAAAGATCCAACCTATAAGCTGTAGAACAACAACACCGATCCTCCCAAGATAGGGGGGGTGAGGATAATTTAAACTGTAGGGCGCATGAGTGCCAAGAAATTACTGAGGTAATTTTCATGGCACGTACTATTGTGGGTCTTAATGATCCCAAAGCGGTAAAAAAATGGTCAGCAGCGCTGGCTGTTGATGTAGGTCGAGAGTCCTATTTCAACAAGAAGTTCATGGGTTATGGCGAAACCGCCAAAACTCCCGTTCAAATGCTCCCTCACCTTGAGTCGGATGCAGGCGAACAGATCAGTTATGACCTGTCTCTCCAGTTGACTATGGAGCCGATTGAAGGTGATGACGTTCTGGAAGGTCAGGAAGACGAACTCAAGTTCTACACTGACAAGGTTTACATTGATCAAATGCGTGGCGGTGTTAATACCGGTGGTCGCATGACTCGTAAGCGTACCCTGCATGATCTGCGTAAGGTTGCCAAGCGTCGTCAGTCTGAATGGTGGGCACGTGTATTTGACGAGCTTTTCTTCATGTACCTGTCGGGTTCTCGTGGCGCTAACGCCGAATTCATCTTCCCGACTACCTACGCTGGCTTTGCAAACAACGGCTTCACTGCTCCTGATGCAGACCATCAGTTGTACGGCGGTGTTGCGACATCAAAGGCGACAATGGTAGCTACTGACCAGATTGACCTTAATCTGATCGACAAGGCTAAGACTCGCGCAACAATGATGGGTGGTGGTACTCAGGAAACTCCACAGATCATGCCTATTCGTATTGAAGGCGAAGATCACTACTGCGTTGTTATGAACCCATTTGATGAGTTCAATCTTCGCACTAACGCTGGCGCTGGTCAGTGGCTTGACATCCAAAAAGCCGCTGCTGCTGCCGAAGGTCGCAAAAACATGATCTTCAAAGGCGCTATGGGCATGTACAACAATGTTGTTCTGCATAGCCATAAAGCTGCAATTCGTTTCAATGACTACGGCGTAGGCCAGAACGTAGACGCTTCTCGCGCACTCTTCATGGGTGTTCAAGGTGCTGTTTGCGCATTTGGTTCAACCGGTAACGGTCTTCGTTTCGATTGGCACGAGGAATCACGCGATAACGGCAACCAAGCTGTTATTACCACTCACACGATTTTCGGTATCAAGAAATGTGCGTTCAACGGGAAAGACTTCGGTGTTATGTCCCTTGACGTTGCGTCTACTGATCCGACTGTCTAATTAAAAGCTGATAGAGCTGGAGATTATAAATGGCTAGATTAACTGCTCCTAACGCAGCTAACCGTCCCTCGGTGGACAGTTCGTGTGTTGGACAAGTTCTGGCAGTAACTGCTCGGTGGGATACCACTGACGTAGTTGCTGGTGGGGCAATTGCTGGTGGCGACATCATTGAAATGGTGAAGCTGCCCCACGATCACGTAATCGTTGACGCTATCCTTGATAGTGACTCTGGTACGTTTGATGTGGGCCTGGATGTTGA